GCCGCCTGTATCTGTCCTGTTGGCATAGAAACATCTGTTGGCCTTTCAATATCTTTATACATTGATTCTTGAACGGCCAACGGATCTTCTTCAACGCTGCCTCTTAATGCATACCCGCCACGCGCAAAGTCTCCGCCATTGGTAACAGCGCCGCCCATGCGGTTTTCGTCAACAGATCCGCCATCAGCTAGGAACATGCCAAACGGATTTGTTGCTTGAGACTGGTAATTTTGTTGCCCAAGAAGAGGGCCCAGACCTCCAGCAATGCCGGCTAGGAATTGCGCCTGTTGATAAGGAAACATGCGAGCTTGTTGAAATTGGTTATAAAGAGCAGTCTTGCCGGCTTGCTCAGTTTGCTGACCAAGAGTGCCGGCACCTAGAGATGCTTGCTGTGCAGCAATTCCTGCTTGGCTAAGACCCTGTCCAGCCGCCAGCTGACGTTGAAGATCTGTCTGGGCCGCTCCTAATGCCTGACCATAACCTGTTTGATATAATGGGCTAAGAGCTTGACCCATGCCGAGCTCTTGCTGGCCGCGAAGCGCTTGCCTTTGTAGACCTGAACGATCTCCTCCAAATGCGCCAGCCTTAATAGCTTCAGCTTGCTGTTGGGCTAATTGTTGGCCTTGTTGCTGCTGGAGGGCCTGCTGCACAGGTGAAACAACCTGCTGCATAAAAGGGTTCATATAAGAACCAGCCAATTGAGCGGCATTGCCCATACCGGCAGCCGCCTGCATACCTGCGCCCATTTGAGCATATGGAGCAGTTGCCGCAGCCTGTCCTGCTAGTCCCTGTTGGGCAGCTTGTTGCTGTTGATTAATCTGTGCAACAAAAGCAGATGGATCGGTGCTATAGTTTTGCCAAGGCGTAGCAGCTGCCGCTTGGGCTTTGGCCATAGCGTCTTGATACCACCCAATAGCTTGGGGTGAAGCTTGTGTTGTGGTCTGTTGTTGCGGCGTAAGGTTGCCCCATTGGCCACCATACATATTGTAACCGCCAGTTCCTTTGCCTCCGCCACCGCACATGCTATTTCTCCAAAACCTGAAAGACTATTCAGCCGCTATCTGATCACTCCAAGCGCCTGTCGTCGCATTATGTAACCAGAAAGCCCCAGAAGGTTCGCCAAATAATCTTCTGTATAGTCTCATTTTGGCTTCCGTCTGTTGATGGCTTAAAACCCCAATTAAAAGCGGCATCCCCAATTCCTCTGCCACTTTTTTTGAAAATTCACACAACTTCCTAGCCCTGCCGCCCTTAGCGCTACGATATTTTTTACTGACAAATACCGTCCGCTCTTCAATAATATTGCCGGAACTATACCATGTTTGGCCAATTCTTAGAAGCACGAAGGCTTCTAAAGGATTACCGGGCTCTCCTATTACCCCTACAATACCATGCTCTTGATGCAGGCTTGCCCACATTTCGGCAGCTACGCGCATAAAATCCGGCTGAGATATACCATTTTCGCGAGCAACTTCGTCTGAAAGCCTCATAAGCTCGGGCATGTCTTCAGGCGTCCCAACCCTAACTTTTACTTCCTCTGTCATCCCTCAGTCCCTCCTCGGACCTGGAAGTTCCTTTAGTGTTTTTACCGTTTCAGCCCTCTTCATTTTTACAAACTTGTCGAGCTCATCATGCCCGACGTCCATGTCTCCCCCGCCAATGTCTTGGACAGAATGAGGAGAGATTATATATTCGCCACCAGCTACGACAACCTCAACAGGTTGCTCATCGCCTTGAACCGTTTGTTCGCCAAACATGTCGTTTAAATCTTTAAATCCGGCCATAGTGTTCCCTTCACCAAGAGCAGAAACAATATCGGCTGGAATTACATAAGCACCCGAAGGCACATTTATTGGCAAATGGTCTGTTCGTCCCGCCACATCACTATGTATTGGTCCCACAAACATTTTGGCGCTGTTATCCATGATGTTAGTCCAATGAATATGTGACGTTAACGGATTGACCTGTTCCTGGGACAATAACTATTCCAACAGAAAATTTAGCTCCTATTGGGTAAACGCCAATTAAAGTTGAACTTAATGGCATTAGAGCATTAGATGCAGGTGGACTTGTTATAGAAGCAAAATTGTAAATATATCCAGCCGTTGTTCCAGGAGTGACAATAATAGCATTAATAAGTCTTCCTGCACCTGATACTATTACTGTAGGTGTAGAAACAGTGGCAGATGTATATTGCCCCTCATTATAACTTTTAAGAGTTATACCTAAATTGTTAATGGCAATGACGCCATTTTTTTGAGTTGTGAGGACGTCGTCAAGAGTAGCCACTAGAATTTCCCGTCCTGTTGAAATCTATATCTTGTTGCACCAATGCGCCAAAAAGAACCGATATCATTGCTCTGCATATTAAAAGAAACGAGACGTCCCCTAAATCTAGGGGTAACATAATTCTTAGTGCTATTTATAATATATGGTCCATATATTTTTGGATCACTTGTCGGATAATCAGTTACATAAAACGTCAAATTCAAACTGGCGTTTTGAGAGCCGTCGTAATATCCCCATTTCATATCAGGCCAAATTTGATCCACAAATGTTTTAAATTCACCTTCAGATATAGCAAAATATCCTGTTTGAAAGCTGGAAACTAATGGAGCACCATCTGCATCCGTTGATGTTTCATGCTGATAGATATAATTATTATTTCCGACAATTGCGGCTCCTATTGGCGGCCCAAGAACGGATTGATTGATCCATGCAGTCCTTACTAGACTCCCAAAGTCCCACTGGTTAAGAACCGTATTATATTTAACGTATTTAGCAATTTCTCCATTGCTGGTTATCGTTGGATAATACCACGCTACTTCACCAAAATAAGAATTAGGAGCAACCCTAATTTTGTCAGCGTTGCTAAGATCAATGTCTTGGAAGATAACATCCCATACAGGACAGAGAATAGGCTGAACGCCATTTGCTCCAAGTTGGAAAAACTGACTTTGCCCCATCCAATAAACAACATTGTTTAAAGACGTCGCAGCCTTTCTTCCAACAAGACCACATCCATTACCAAGTTCGTTAAATTGATAAACATAGGGAGGTCCAGCATATTGCATGGCCCATATTCCAAGATCTGTCCATACAAGACCTTGTTGGGGACCTTGTATACAGCCAACAATCTTAGATCCTTTCGGAATACGATATGAACCAGCTTGGTTTGTTACTGTTGCAATCCAAGAATTATAGTCTTCTACATCACACCATCTTAAAAGAAGCGGATCTTGTATTCCTGTAAAAGTAGAACCCCACGCAACAATTTGCCTTTGTGGCATAGCTACAAACATTCCATCATTTGCCACAGGAGCTTGTGGAATAATTGCCGCTCTAGTTACGCCAGTAGTTGGCCCCCATTGAAAGATTGGACCACCTATAGGACAAGATATAAGAATTTCACCCCAATTATCTAATGTCCAATCAACGGCAGTAATAGGATACCCGCCGGTGTCTAATGTTGGAACATCTCCAATACCATAAAGACCTATTCCATAAATACTTTGTCCATATGTTAAACCTAATGGCAAAGCGCCAGGAGTTTTATAATAAATATATTGAGCATCCCCATTATTTAATGTTGCTGTTGCATTAGATGAAGCAGTTGCGTTTGCTATAATTTGAAAATTATTAGCATCGTTTATAGATACAATTATATAGTTTCCATAAAGTGTTACGCCAGATGATGTGAGAGATATAATAACTGGAAAAGTATCCCCTACAGCATACCCGTGATTTGGCAAATTTACTGTTACGATAGAGTTGCCAGAAACAAACGTAAATACTGGAAGATTACCACCTCCAGGAGCAGCAACCGTTGATGTAGCATTTTGAGGATTTCCTAATGCATCAACAGCATTTATTTGAAAAGAATTGGCGTCTAATAAAGTAGTAGGATATGCGCCAAATAATATTAAGCCACCAACACTAATTTGTGTTTGAATATTTACTGTATCATAACTACTAATATTAGAAGCAGTTGCGTTAATTGTAACAAGAGAGCTTCCAGATGTTGTTTGAACGCCTTGAATGGATGCTGGGTAATAGGCCGGTAAGGGAACCGAAGAAGATTCGCTTCTTGGAGTTATAATAGATTTTGAGCCATTCGTAATAACATTCAATCCATCCCCAGATGATATCTGCCCACCTGAAACGTAAGCGCTAGTTACAGTGCTAGAAAAAGTTATGCTTCCTGGTGAGCTTGCAGGAATTGGATTAGATTGCGAAACTGGATTTATACTAGAAGAAACCGTATAAACTCCATTATAAGCAGACGGCGTTACTCCAGTTATAGCTATAATATCACCAACATTATAAACATTTGATCCGCTATAAGTAACGGTGACAGAAGATCCGTTGCCAACTACACTAATAATAGTAGATATTCGTGTTTGACATCCTACGGCTAAATGAGAAATGGCATTAGTGTCTTCCCATGCCAATAAAGCTCTAATTATTGATCCGATAGAATTAGAAAAGAACTTAGTCCATCCGCCCAATTTCTGGACAAGCCCAAGACCTTGCTGGTCTGGAACAAATCGAACAAGCTGTGTATTTGATATCGCAGCTTCATTAAGCGTAATTGTTCTATTTTGATTTACGCCAGGTTGTAATTTTAACGTAGCATGAGGCATTTTTATTAGCCTCGCGTTGGAGTAGCAGAAGTAGATGCACCTTGAGAAGACCATGCGGCCGCCTCGAACTTTTTGCGATTTTCCTCGGACATGGCGCTTTTTAAGAGTGTTTGATATTGAGTTTCATATGTCTGTGGCATCTGAGGATCATTGCCAGCAGCGCTTGAAAAGTTTCTTTGATAAGCTGAAATATAAATCATAGACGCCATAATAAATACGTCTGGCAAGTATAGACTGATAAATGTCGTTTGTTGAGTTGGAGACAAACTAGCGGGTCTAAAGGTTCCAACAATCTCTACAGTATATGTAGCATCAGAATACGGACCGACTAAAAAAGTATAATCGTCAAATGGACAAAAATACTGCGGCTGACCTTTATTAGAAGAATTACCCCATACTGCATCTAAATATTCTTTTGTAGTCGGCAATAATGGATTTCTGGTAGATGTATCAGGATTTGTCGAACCAGCCGGTGTTAAAACATTTATTTGTTCCGCGACAACAAGAACGCCGCCACCCCATTCAGATCCCGCGAAATTGGACCCGGAGGGAATAGATATAGTTCGACTGTTGGCAGGAATAGTATAACTGGTATTAGATACAGAAGAGAATAGAAAGTCTACTTCTCTATAAATACGATTCTCGGCATAGGTAATAGCTTGCGGCAATATTGTAAGGAAGGCCACATCTGTTGCATCGACGACGGCCATAGTTGCGATCTGTTGGACGTAAGACGTCGTCCCAGAAACAGAGCCATCATAACTAAGACCAGTCGTCATTACCTATCTCCAATTGCAGGCTTTCTTGCCTACGCTATTATGGGCTTTTACTTGCCATATGGTCTTTGTCGTATCCTTCCCCGACCAGTATATAGGTTTTGCCCCATCACAAAAAGCCAGCCTGTCAGTCAGGGCGCTTGAACCCGTCGTCGACTGACACGCTGTCAGGCTTATTGATGCTATCACGCTCAACAGCCAAACGGGACTGAAGCGCCTCATGTGCAGCATCTACTTGCCCCTTCAAATCCTGAACCTGTTGTGCCGTTTTGCCGACATCAATTAATTGTTGTGCGTTTAACCAATCAAATACCTTACCGGCGAGCGTGAATAGCGCTCCGATAAGCGATAAGATTGTAGCGACCATTACTTAAACCAGATCGCCAAAACGCCAGCTACAAGCGTTCCAATCGTCGGAACCAAAGCCCC